CGCCATGAATGGCGGCAGTGGTGACTATCTTGGCGGTGGTGCGGTGGAGGCGGCTCCGCTTGGCTTTGACAGCCCAGTGTTCGCGGATGTTGGCGCCGGATACCAGCCGGACGGGAATTTCAAACTCTGTCATGCGACCCCCAGCAGAGCATTCTGCAGACTCAGAAGCACAGCATCTGACCCGAACTCGGCATGGAACGGCTTCGAGCCCGGATACTTCAGGCTCGGCCCGAACCGTTCAGCCATGGCTTTCTTGGTCTGGCCGTCGAAGGGTTCAGCCTGGTGATGCCACAGGCAGAGCGAGAAAGTCGCCATGTGCCCGATCCGGCGACCGCCCGAGAGCATATGGTTGATTTCGATGTAGGCACGGCCATGCACGCCCCGCTGATAACAGGCCACGCACTGGCCCATGTCTTTCATGCGGTCGAATCTCGCCTGCTCGGCCTTGGTCGGGGTGCCGGTGGAATGCCTCACGCGGCCTCCGGCTTATTCAGCAGGTGCAGGCCGAACTCGGGCCAATAGGTCGCGGCCACATAGTCGCAGATCAGGCCGGACAGGGTGCGGAACTCCTCCTCGCCCATGTCCTCGAACCGCAGGGAGCGCGGAACCCGCTGCAGCACCATGCCGTATTTCGGCACATTGTAGGCAATCTGCTCGCACTCGATGTTCGCTTCCAACTGGATGCGCTTGAGCACCGAATGCCCGGTCAGGCCCTCGAATGCCTCGCAATGCTCAGCCAGCAGGTCGCAGACTTTGTGCATGGCGCGGTGGAACTTCGGACTGCGGGGGCGCTTCACGGTCGCCCACATCAGGGCGTCGAGTGGTGCATCGGCCGCCCAGTGTTGGGTGATGGTGTCAGCCGGGACCAAAACGCGCCGGCCGGATACTTCGCGCAGCTTGACTGCAAGGAGCTGTTTAGACACGCGCGCCTCCCGTGGGTTGGTTGAATACCTTTTTCCGCGAGCCGGCCAATGACCGGCGCTGTCCGTCCAGACTGCGGTAATGCGCGGCCATCATCACGCCGTGGGTGGTGAATGCCAGGAGCTTGTACTTCGGGTCGTCGATGTTCTCGACCAGCCAGTCGAGGTTGACCGCCAAGGTTTCACGCACCATGGTCATGCCGGTCCAGCGCCGAATCTCGGCCGCATTCAGGGTGCGCGTTTCCCCGTTGTGGGTGAAGGCGTAGGTTTTCAGGGATCGGGATGGTTGGGCAGTCATAGGTAAATTCCGTAGGCTTCGAGAACGCCCTTGCAGGGCACTTGTGGATCCGGGGACAGCCAGCGCGGGTGCACATGGTAGTCGCGGTCATCCTGAAACGAATAAACGCGCATGGTGCGCCCGGAGAAGCCGGCGCCGGAATACAGCGGGATTTCCTCGTTCAAGGATTCGATGCGCACCTGCTCGGAACTTTCCGGCCGGACTGGTGCGCCGTCTTTGTAGGTGCAGACCAGATAGCCAAGGCCGTGCGTCCACCAGACCACATCGCCTACCTTGAGCTCAGGGTCGGCAAGCAGGGATAGCTGCTCGGTCATCGCTCACCCCGCGCAACTTTGAACGCGGCACGCCAGCGGTAGGCTGTGGCTCGGCTCATGCCGAAGTCCTCCACCAGTTGGCTCACCGACGGGGTTTTGCCGTAGCGGATGGCGATACGGACAGCGGCCAAGATGGACAGCGATACGGTGTGCGGTGATGGATTTCCGGCGGCCATGTGGTAGCGGCTCATGCTTCAAACTCCCGCAGACGATTGAAGTGCTCTCGATCGTATGCTTCCTTCTCGGCACGGTCTTGCGCTTCCTTGTCCTGGCTGATGGCGGCCTGCAGTTCGTCCGGCATCGGTTCGCCGCCGGTCACGCACGCCACGGCCAGCTCATAGGCTTCGGCAGCCATGCGGTCGGCGTCTTTGTAGCTGGCCTGTTTGAACACATAGCCATCGAGGAAGCGGAACATGACCTTACTGAACGGGGTCGCGTTGCCGGTGCGTAGATCATGCTTGGCCTTGGCCAGTGTCGGCACACCCAGCGCCACGCCGCGGAACTCCGGCAGGCTCGGCGGCCATGCATCGGCCACGCTTTGGTTTTTGTAATACCGCACGGCGGTGGCGATTTGTGCCAAGGTCAAGCCGTCCAGCCCGTCATTCCAGACCCGGGCCGAGATGGCATCCGGCTGGTTGCCGTACTGCGCCACCCACTTGTGGCCATAGACGCCGGACATCACGGCAAAGAACTCGGCGAACTTGCGATCAGTCATTGCGGTCATTGCCGAGCCTCCGCTGGTTTTCGTTGAAGTTGGCCATCACCTGGTCGGCAAGGCCGAGGACGGGCTTAGGCTTTGCAGCGGTAATGGGCGTAGCCTTGCGGATCCAGTTGCGCCATGTGGCCATCCAGTCGGTCTTTGCAGTGGCGAAGGTGTGATCCATGAACTTGGCCGTTTCAGCCGTGACATTGACCCCGGGGGCTTCTGCCCATGCCCACTCGAGCATCTCGGTGGTAAGTGTGAAGTCCACTGGCGCCCGTTTACTGGGTCGGGGCTTTGCCACGACCAAGGCTGTTGACTTTGCTTTTTCTGTATCTTTATCTTTATCTTTATCTAGCGTTCGATTGCGTTCGTTTGCGTTCGATTGCGTTTGCTGTTCTGCCTTTCTTGCCTCGCGCCACCGCTTAGACCGTTCTGACGCGCCATCCTCGCGTTCCGGCTGCCGTGATTTCCAGCCAGTGAGGCGATCGCCATCGAGGACGCGGCCCTGCATTGCGTCCAGAATCTTGTCGATGTCGGTGGTGTCCAGGTCGAGTGCGCTGGCTAAGTCTTCGTTTGCGATTCCATGCGTTCGCCCGCGTTCGGTTGCGTTCGATGCGTTCACAAGCAAGTGGACATAGACTGCAAGGACAGCCGAAACCGGCTGGCCGGATGCCCTTGCGATGGTGCGAAATTTCGGATCGTTTGGCATATCGTGCCAAAGCCTTAACCACTGATTTGCCATGTAAATCCCCTGTCGAAACGCCTCGAATAAAGGCCGCAGACGGAAGCAGTCGAGGGTTCTGCTTGTCGGTCCGGGGTACTAGGCCGGACCTATCCGTCGCGGGTTTTAACTACTTGCCCTCGGCATCCCCCGCGCTTCCCTGTACTCCAAGGACGCGAGATATTAGGATTGCCTTATGCGCTTCTTTCTCTGCCCGTTCCACAAGCCATTCCCTGGTGATCTCCGCGCCAGACTGACCCGTGGCCATCTCGAGCGCCTGTATGACGCTGAGGGTCCGGGTCGGCACCTTGGTGCGGAGGTCGTGGAGGTCGGCCATCAGGCGGCTCGCTTGGCGTACTGCTTCTCGGCCTTGACCCAGACAAGCTGGGACGGATCGAGCAGAGGTTCGGCTTCATGGATGCGCTTGGCCAAACGAGGGCCAATGCCGCGGGATCCGTTGCATACGCCAGCGATGGTGCTGTACGGGATGCCGAGGCGCCGAGCAACAACGCTGGCACCGCCATGAGTGACAACATAGAAATTCCAGTACGCTCGAGGGTTCATTCGCTTACCTATGGGTTATGCCTTACGCGTTACGCATACGGTAACAGACGCGTAATGATTACGCAACCCCCTACGCGAAAATCAAAAGGAGCCCCTTCTACTCTGGATTCTCAAGCCATGACAAAGCTATCCGACAAACTCACAGACCAGCGCATCGCCTTGCGCCTAACCGTCACGGATGTGCATAAGCAGCTCAACCGTGAAGGGTACGATGTAGCATTTTCCACCGTGGCGGGGTGGTTCAATGGATCAAGGGGGGTCCGAAAGATGGAACATTTGCAAGCGCTTTGCCGCGTGCTTCAAACCGATGTACGCAGCATTGTTGATGGAGAGATAGAAGTTACGGAAAACGCCATGCAAACCGCTATAGCCCGCGAGATTAGGGATATGTCACCGGTTCAGCAGGAGCTAGTGCTTGCACTGATTCGCAATATGAAAGGGGGCCAGTAATGACTGGATGGCGTTATGAGGTGCTGAGCTGGGTGTGGCTCTTGGGTTCGATAGGAACCTTTATCTGGCTGACTTTTTTCGATGGCACGGACTACAATGCCTGGAACTGGCTGATCATTGTTCCTATCAACGGATTTCTGGCTACAATCTGGCCGATCTACTGGTTGATTCTTAACCCGCTGATGAATTAATCCGCGCAATTCGGTCAAATAATGACCACATAACCCCGCTTCGGCGGGGTTTTTTGTACGCGTAAAGCGTTGATTTACTACGCATAAGCAACTATTTCTATGCTTCTATGCAAATTGTGCTTGCATTGCATTACGCGTTATGCGTTAATCAGTGGACACCGAGCAATTCGGGCCAACTGGAAGGAGCCAGCAATGCAAAGCATCATCACACGAAGCATCACCCCGCCTACCGCGTCAGAGCGTTATCTGGCGTTCCTTGTGAAGTATCACGCCGCCATGAGCGCCGGCCTGTTGTCCTCGGCCTCGCCCATCACCAAGCCCGCCACCATCCACTTCCTGCGAGGTGCGAAATGAGCTGCGCCATCGAACACGCCCTGCATCAGCACCTGATGGAAGAAGAACGCCAGGACGCCATCAGCGAGGAAGCCGACAACATCTGGCGCAGCCTCGACCGGCACGAACTGCTGGAAATGCTCACCGATGCCGACGCCTACGAAAAGGTCGTGGCATCCCTGTGCCACTGGCTGACCTGCCCGAATGATGTCAAGCCCCGCGCCATCAATGAACTCGTCGATGTGGTCTATGAGTCCATCGAAGACGACCTACGCCGCCAAGCCGAAAAGAACCTGGAGTCCTGATATGTCCGAACCCGCCCTGCAATACGCCGCACCCAAGATCGATGACCGCCAGCGCATCAGCTTGCGCAATCAGATCAACACCGCCATCCGCAACTGGCAGCACGCCGAGGGCCTGTGGCACAAGGAAGCCAACGAACACTCCATCACCAAAGAGAAGCTGCTGGCCGCCCGGATCTACGGCGCGGTCGTCACCCTGCTTCTGTTGGCCCAGTCTTTCAACATCATCTACCAAGGGAGCAATCCATGAATATGCCAGCCATCCAAACCGCTGTGACCGTTTACGGCTCACAGTCCATGAACGCCGCCGAGATGCAACTGCAGATCAACCTGCTGCAGGACATCATGCACAAGGTGATGAAGAACGGCACCCACTTCGGCACCATCCCGGGCACCAATGCCCCGACCCTGTACAAGCCCGGTGCCGAGAAGATCATGGCCACCTTCCGGCTTGCGGCCGACCCCGTGGTCGACGATCTGAGCCAAGGCGGCGAAGTCCACTACCGCGTCCGGCTCCGCATCCTCAACAGCTCCGGCGACTTCCTCGGTGCCGGTGTCGGCGAATGCTCCAGCCGCGAGGAAAAGTACGCATGGCGCCGCGCCCTGTGCAAAGAGGAGTTTGAATCCATGCCGGACATCCTCAAGCGCACCAAGTACCAGAAGTACAAGGGCAATGTGGAAACCGTCAGCCAAGTCCGTACTAACCCCGCCGATGTGGCCAACACCATCCTCAAAATGGCCAAGAAACGCGCCCTGATTGATGCCGTGCTGACCGTGACCGCTGCTTCGGACATCTTCACCCAGGACATCGAGGACTTGCCGGAAGAACTGGTGGCCGAGATTACCGGACGCGAAGCCCCGGACGAATCCCCGCTGATCGCGGAATGGTCCAACAAAATCGACAAGGCCGTGGACACCGACGACTTGCGCAACATCGGCAAGGAAATGGCCGGCGCAAAGATGAACAAAGCAAGCAAGGAGGCGCTGCGCGCCATCTACTCGGCCAAGTTCGCCCAGCTTCAAGAACCCGCATTCCCCCAAGGAGATGACGCATGAACGCACAGCTCGCACCCAATGGCCTCGATGTCCGGCGCACGGACCGCATCACCGGTTCCCGCGTCGCCGGGATCCTCGGCAACAGCCCGTACAACAGCCGCGGCGATGTGCTCCGCGAGATGGTCCGTGACCACTTCGGCGCACCGCAGGAGTTCACCGGCAACATCGCCACCGAACATGGCAAGGAACACGAAGCCGATGCCCTGCAGTGGTACGAAGAAACCACCGGCACCATGACATTCAGCAATCAAGAGTTCATCATCCACCCGACCTTCGACTTCCTCGCCGTCACCATCGACGGCATGGCCGAGGATGGTCTGGTCGAATGCAAGGCTCCGTACCGGTCCAAGTACACCGAGATGCCGGCCTACTACAACGACCAGGTGCAACTGCAGATGGCGTGCGCCCAAGTCAACTGGTGCGATTTCGTGTGCTGGCGCGCTGACGGCTCCAGCTTTGTCCAGCGCATCTATGCCGACCACTTCTGGCTGGACCGTGTGCTGCCCGATCTGGCCGCATTCATGGCCGAGTTCGAGTCCATCATCAGCGACAAGAAACGGGCCGAACCGCATCTGGCCGAGAAAGGCCGCACCGACGATGTCTGGCGCGCGGCATCGAGCGCCTACATCAAGGCCAGCCAAGCCCTCGAAGCGGCCAAGCTCGAACAGGAAGCCGCCCGGGAGCGCCTGATTTCCCTGTCCGGCGGCAATGCCACCAAGGGCTGTGGTGTGCAGGTGATTCGCCAGGAGCGCAAGGGCACCATCCGCTACTCCGAAGTGGTCAAGGAACTTCTGCCCGACACCGACCTGTCGCCGTGGCAGGGTGAGCCGTCCGTCACTCTCGCCGTCAAGATCACGGAGTAAGCCTATGCTCATCCTGCACCGCAAGAACGGCGAGTCCATCCGAATCGGGAAGGACATCACCGTGGTGGTAATCAGCGCCGGCAGGGGCAATGCCAAGATTGGCATCTGCGCCCCGAAGGAAACGAAAGTCCTGCGAAACGAACTGGAGGAACGCGATGATATCGACCCCCGCCGCCCGTAATACCGACCCGAGTGCCAGTCACGAGGCCGCCAATCACATCACCAAGACCGGCCTCCGCGCCCAGCAACAGCGCATGGCATCCAAGGCCGTCGAACAGCACCCCGGGCTGACCAGTCTGGAGCTGTCCCAGAAGTCCCACATCTGCCGGTATATGCTCGCCCGCCGTCTGCCCGAAGCCGAAACCGGCCACACGGTCAGACGCGGCCCCGAGCGCAAATGCACGGTGTCCGGCCGATCGGCTTGCACCTGGTATCCGTTCAATCACTCCATCCAACTTTCCATCATCTGAGGTTTCCATGAAAGGCATCAACAAAGTAATTCTGGTCGGCACTGTCGGCAAAGACCCCGAGCTGCGCTATTTCCAATCCGGCGATGCGTACTGCACCCTGTCGGTGGCCACATCGGAAAGCTGGAAAGACAAGCAGACCGGCGAGAAACAGGAAAAGACCGAATGGCACCGGGTCAAGTTCACCCGCAAGCTGGCTGAGATCGTCGGCGAGTATGTGCGCAAAGGCCAGCAGATTTATGTCGAGGGCAAGCTGGAAACCAGCAAGTACACCGACAAGCAGGGCGTTGAACGCTATAGCACCGATGTCGTGGCCAACGAGATGCAGATGCTCGGCGGCAAGAAAGACAGCGAAGCCAAGCCTTCCGGCTGGGATAAGCCGCAGGCCGAGCCGAAGCCGGAAAGCATCGACCCGTTTGATGATGCGGATGTGCCGTTCTGATGAGCGCCAAGCCCATAGCCGAGCGCATTGATGCCTTTGTCAGCAATGCCTACTGCCCACAGAATCTGGCCAGCGCCCGCGATCAGTTGACCCAGGCAATCTTTCTGCTGCAGGAAGTGGGAGCCCTGCTGTCTGATTCCAAGCCGCCGGAGGAGAGGTTATGAAATACAGAACCGCGCAAGCCGCCGAGCGACTATCCATCAGCCCGCAGAATCTTGACCGGCTCCGACACGCCGGCAAGATTGGCCACCAGCGCATCGGGCGTTTGGTATTCTTCACCGAGCAGCACATAAGGGAGTTTGAATTGTCATGCGAGATACCGCCTTCCAGATCGGGGACTACTGGCTCTCAAAGCGCCCCGGCAGCAATCAATGGTGCAGAACCTGGTACTGCCGTGACACTCGACAAACAAAGCGCCACAGCCTTGGCACAGCGGACATTCGGGAAGCGCGTGAAGCCCTTGCTGTCTGGTTTGCAAAATACGGGAAGCTGACCGAGCAGGATCCGGCAATCACGCCGGTCGAACTGGTGTTCAGCCGGTACTATGAACAGCACGCCAGCAAGATTGCCAGCGCGGAAATGGCGCGGATTGCTTTGGCCTACTGGTTGGAGTTTTTCGCCGGCCGATCGGTGGACGCGCTGACCCCGCAGGAACAGCGCCGGTTCGCCAAAGTGCTGCAGGATGGCGGCCGGTCAAATGGCTATATCAAGCGGATCCTGACCGTCGGCAAGGCCGCGCTCGGCTGGGCGGTCAAAGAGGGCGAACTGCGCTACTCCCCGCCGGTCATCAGTTGGGAAGACGGCGAACCCAAAGACAGGGTGCTGACGGTGGATGAATCCCGCGCACTCTGGGCCGCGGCACACAAGCCCCATGAACGGATGTACCTTGCACTAGCCTTTGGCACGATGTCACGGCCAGAGGCCATTCTGGAGTTGCGCCGGGATATGGTGGACTTCGACCGCCGACTGATTGACACCAACCCGCCAGGGCACAAGCAGACGCGCAAGCGCCGGCCGGTCGTGCCCGTGCCGGACTTCCTGCTGCCGATGCTGGCAGACGCCCCTGACGGCGTTCTGGTGCAATGGAAAGGCCAACCTATTGCCAGCTTCAAGACGGCATTCAGGCGCATCAGACGCGATGCAGGACTTGGGCTGGATGTGGTAGCAAAGACCATCCGGCACACGATGGCCACGGAGCTGCGCACGCAGGATGTGCCAGAGGCCGAGATCGAGGGGATGTTGGGGCACCGGGCATTCAAGCGAACCACCGGAGTTTATGCGAAATACCGGCCCGATTACTTGGGCGAGGCTCGCGTTGCAGTTGATGCCTATATGGCAAGGGTGCTGGAATCTGCGTGTTAGGCGCGTGTTAGTTTGCGCCTTTCAATTCCATCTAAATCTGATAAGATATTGATTTAGATGGTGGGCGATACAGGGTTCGAACCTGTGACCCCTACCATGTCAAGGTATGTATACAGCAATATAATCAATGCTTTGCGGGGTCAAACAGTGCCTTCAGAACTACCAAATATCAACAACTTGTACCCTCTGCGTGTTAGTTGCGTGTTAGGTGGAATCATCCACCGGTCGCAATTCATTGACGGCGAAACGCACCCCGCCTGGTGCGATCGGCATGACGGCTTGCTGGCATTCAGCCCAGCTCAAATCATTGCTTCGGCTGTCGTCGATACCTCCGGTCCTGACTGGCATGATTCTGGCGTTTACTTTCTAGTCTGGGACGACCAGCTCGCCTATGTCGGGCGGAGTCGGCATATCGTTAAGCGCCTGCATGAACACCGCGCCGAGGGCCGCCCATTCCAAAAGGTCGCGGCAATAACCGGCCTATCAGATGCCGGAATGCAGGAGGTCGAAGATGCCTACTGCAGAGTATTCAGTCCGCCGTGGAACGCGATGGCGACAAACGGATACCTGTTTACCATCGGCCTACAGAAGCAGCTGCAAGAGCTTTCGGCGGATGGCGTCATGCCGTGGTTTTCGCCAAGGCTTTCCGGGCCTGCATCTATCGGACTAAAGCCGTGGCAGCTCCATGTTATTGGACGCAGACAGCAGGGACTTGGTTTACCAGCCACGCCGGACGCATAAATATTTTATGTAATTCGGGCAATCCGTAAACCGTTCAGCGCACCGACACCGGCTTCACTGGCGCCGGCTCCACGCTTCGCCACCGGCTGGTTTCCTTGTCCAACACATACAGTACACCGTCCTGATACTGGGCGGCGTGGCAGTTGTAGGTGTCCACGAATTCGATGGGGTCAAAGATGATTACCCCTCCGTCATGTAAGACCACCGGAACCGGGTCGTACTCCTCAACCTCATCGGTTCCGGGCGTGATCTCGATGTCGTATTTTTCCGATTCTTCGCTCATTCACACATCCTCGAGTTGACCACAATCCGGCCAACTTCGCCGTGCGTGGCATGGTAGGTGATTACCTGGGCATCACGGCCTGACATCCACCCGCCCCGTGA